TTCTGCGCCGCCTGTTAGGCGTTCCCGCAAGGCTCGTAAGTAGGTAGGAGGCGTCATGGCTTGGACTACACCGGCTGAGGTTACGGCTGCGTGGATTGGCGGTGACGCCCCTACTGACGCGGCCCTTGTTGGCGTGTGGGTTGATAAGGCTGAGCGTCTTCTTAGGGCGAAGGTCCCGACGCTTGCTGGTCGTGTTGTGGCGGACCCTGTGGTGGAGCCTGATCTTCTGGGCAACGTCAAGGATGTTGTGACGGCGATGGTGCAGAGGGTTTTTCGGAATCCTGATGGTATTCGTACCAGGCAGGATTCGACTGGCCCGTTTTCTGGGTCGGTGACGTATGGCGGTGATCAGCCTGGTTCGCTTTGGGTGACTGATGCTGAGTTGTCGATGATTTCGCCGGCTGGCAGTAATCGGGGCGCGTTCACGATTGACACGATCCCGGTGACTTCACCGTTCAGCCCTTTTTATGTGCCGCCGATTGGTGGTTGGTGATGGTTGTTGCGTTTGCGTCTGCGTTGCCGTGGCGCCGTCATCCGTACGGCGTCACTGTGGGTTTGCTGCGACATAATCCCGGGCAGGTGGTTGATGGGTACGGGGAACCTGATTCGTGGTCGTCGCCGATCCCTTATGCGGGTTGCGCGGTGGCGCCTGGTGCTGTTGTGGAGCCGTTTGAGGCTAACCGTGAGGGTGCTGGGGTGTCGTTTACGGTCTATTTCCCGCCCGGAACGACGGTCAACGCGCGTGATCGGGTGCAGTTGCCGGGCCACAGTGAGCCGTTTGATGTGCTCGGCGCTGGCAAGGATTGGGGTCGTTCGCCGTTTAGTGGTCGCCCGTCTGGTGTGGTCGTGGAGGTGGGGCGTTTCGATGGCTGATGGTTTGAAGCTTTCCCGTAAGGCTGTCCGCGACATGTTGAAGGATCCGGCGCTCGAGCAGCACCTACTTTCGGAAGCCGAGAAGATTGCTGCTCGTGCGGGCGAGGGTCATAAGGCTAGTTCGATGATCGGTCGGAATCGTGCCCGCGCCTCTGTGATCACGGATTCGTTTAGTGCGATGTATCGCGAGGCTAAGTACGGGACTCTTTCTAAGGCGGCTGGCCTTGGGTGAGTTGATGGAGTTCCCGAACGCGGCTGTGTGGCTGATCCGTTATCTTGACGCGAACCTTGATGTGCCGGTTGTTGGTGAGGTCCCTGCGACTCGGCCTGCGTCGTTTGTGCATGTTGAGAACGCGGGCGGTACGCAGAACACGACCGTCACCGATTCGGCGCTGCTCCTGGTGGGTTCGTGGGACACAACGAACCCGAAGGCTGAACGCCTCGCGAGCAAGGTGCGGGCTTTGATCCGTGCCGCCTCGGGTGTGACTGTGCAGGGCGAGTACTGCAAAGACACCGACGCAAGCAACCGGCCCGTCTACATCCCCGACCCTGACGCTAAAGTCCCCCGCTATCGGCAAACCGTTTCCCTCAATTTCCGGGGCGTCACCCCATAAGGAGAGTCATGCGAATCACTTTCGCGAACCAGTACACGACCCCTGGTGGGCGTGTTTATAACGGCGGTACTACCGCTGAGGTGAATGACGCTGATGCGCGTTCGCTGATTGTCCGGGGCAAAGCTCGCCGGGCTGACACCGATTCGGCTCCTGCCGAAACCGAAACCAATGAAGGAGCCGAGTAACAAATGGCAAAGAATTACGACAACATCCGGGCGTACGGCGATCTCGACAGCGAAGTTTTCTTCGCGCCTCTCGGATCCACCCTTCCCACGACGCTCACGGACCCGATTGCGCCTTTCGAGGCTGTGGGTTGGCTGTCTGAGGACGGCGTTTCACTTGCTGTCTCTACTGATGTGGAGAAGTTCAAGGGCTGGCAGGGCGGTTCGACTCTTCGCACGAAGGTCACTGGCACTGAGAAGACGATCAGCATTCAGTGCCTTGAGGAAACCCCGGGTGTGACTGAGCTGTACTTCGGTCACGGCGCCCCTGTGGTTACTACGGGTGTTGCCCGTGTTGACCTGCCCGAGGGTATCGGCACCGTGGCTCGTGCTGCTGTGTTCAAGTTCGTTGACGCCGGTGTGACGAAGTTCCTGTGCTGCGAGAAGGTCGAGGTGACTGACCGTGAGGAACTGTCGCACACGAACACGGGCCTGACGATGTATGGCTTCACGCTGGACATCATCGGTGACAGCTACATCCTGACTGACGCGCCTTCTTACGTAGCCGCGTAACAAGCTGGTGGGGCGGGTGTTTTTCCGTGGTGGTTTCCCCGCCCCACCTTTTCAACCTAACTACCACGTACCCCTTTTTTCTGAGGAGAAACCACCATGACAGCTAAGATTCCTGCGGGCGCTAAGAAGCCTGCTGACCGTCAGACCGCTAAGACCGACGTTGTGTCGAGCAAGTCCTCGTTTGAGTGGCGCGGCACCGACTATGTTGTGGACCCTGACCTGATTGATGACCTTGAGTTTTTCGAGGCGCTTGAGGGGAACCAGTTCGCGACGGCGGTTCGGAAGATGCTGGGTGACCAGTATGACAAGTTCAAGGACCAGGTTCGTGAGGCTGAGGGGCGCGTGTCTTTGGCGACGACTCAGGCGTTCCTTGAGGAGTACATGGCTGAGGCGCAGCGGGGAAAATAACCGCCCTCGCGTGGTTGTGTAACCAGCACGGCGAGGCGCTAGAAGCCGATCTGCAGCGCTACTACCAGCTTGACCTAGCGGATATGTATCGGGGGCGTGTGAGCGTCCGTAAGGTGTCCGTGCTCGCTTCTCACCTGCCACGCGGCGGGGCAGTCGGTCTGCGCATCGGCGGGGCCGCGGCGATCTCGGAAGAAGTCGAAGGCTCCTGGCTCATCGAAGCCGCGTTGTACCGGATCGCGCACGGGCAGGCCGGCGGTAAGGGTAAGGCACCTGAGATGCGTGAGTACCCACTCGGCGTCCAAGAGCAGGCCGAGAAGGACAACTACGCGGTATCGCGGGCCGAAGCGTTCCTACGCAAGCACGCAAACAAAAACTGACGGGGCCATGTGGCCCCCTTGCTATTTAAAGGGGTGCCGCATGGCTAAGCCGCGGATCAAGGTTCACAACAGAGCGATGGTGGAGATTATGCGTTCCCCGGAGATGCTCGCGGAGGTCACGAAGCGTGCTGAGGCGATCGCGGAGGCTGCGAACGCGGAGTACACGGGCGAGGGTGAGGGGTTCGTCGCCCACTCGAATGTTCACTCCACGCGCGCCCGCGGGACTGTCGTTACCGCGACTAACCAGGCTGCTTATGCCGAAGCGAAATACGGGCTGCTGACCAAATCAATGGACGCAGGCCGAGACTAAATAAGGGGACCCCTGATGGCAATGAATTTGGCCACCGCATACATTGACATCATCCCCTCGATGGGCCCGAAGGGGCGCATCGGTAAGGACGTAGCTAGGGAGTTCGCTGGGGTCGGGCGGGAAGCCTCTGCGGCTGGCAAGTCTGCTGGTGGTAAGTTCTCTGCCGCTTTCAAGGCGCCTCTTGCTGGTATTGCTGGGGCGTTCGCGGCGGTCGGTATCGGGTCGTTTGTTAAGGACGCGATTAAGAGCGCCGGCGATATGGAGCAGTCGATTGGAGCTATTAGCTCCGTCTTCGGTGACAACGCCAAGGACATGCAGAAGTGGTCTCGGGACGCGGCTAAAAGCGTAGGACTCACCTCGAATGAGTTCAATGAGCTTGGGACTCTGATTGGTGCTCAGCTTAAAAACGGCGGCACGGCGATGGATGAGTTGGCGCCGAAGACTAAGAGCTTGATCGGGCTCGGCGCTGACTTGTCCTCGATGTTCGGTGGCACCACGAAGGATGCTGTTGACGCGCTTAGCTCTGCTCTTAAGGGCGAGCGTGATCCGATTGAGCGTTACGGTGTGTCGCTGAACCAGGCGAAGATTGATGCTGAGGCTGCGGCGCTTGGCTTCGAGAAGGTCGGCGGGGCGTTGTCGGCTGAGGCGACTCAGGCGGCGACGATGTCGTTGATCATGAAGCAGACGTCGGATGCTCACGGGAACTTCGCGAAGGAAAGCGACACGTTCGCTCATAAGCAGCAGGTTATGGCTGCTGAGTGGGGGAACCTGACGACGAAGATGGGCGAGCTGTTCCTGCCCACGATGACGACGGTGTTTGCGTTCATCTCTGACAAGGTTATCCCGGTGTTTACCGAGGGTGTTGGCGGGGTGCGCGCGTTCGGGGCTGCGTTCAAGGCCGCGGACGGCGATATTACCTCGAATGGTTTCCCTGGGTTCATGGAGCGGATGGCTGCGGGCGCGATTGGCCTGCATGATCTGCTTATTAAGGGCGATTACCGGGGCCTGTTGCGGACGGCGTTCGGGTGGGAGGAAGACTCCCCCATTGTGGATTTCTTGTTGGATCTGCGTGAGGGTGTCATCGCGGCGAAGGACGCGCTCGTTGATGCCGGCGGGTGGGTGGTTAAGAACAAGGATTGGCTGCTGACTTTGGCGGTGGCTGTCGGGTCCGTGGTTGGGGCGTACAAGACGTACACGGCGGCGATGGCTGTTCATACGGCTGCGATTGCTATTTACGCTACGGTTTCGACGGCTGCTGGTGGGGCTCAAGCGTTCTTCGCGGGTGCCGCGTTTACAGCCGCGCTCGGAATGACGGCTTTGAACGCTGCGATCAAGGCTAACCTTTTCGGGGTTATCGCACTGGCGGTTATCGGGCTTGTGTCTGGGCTGGCTTACTTCTTTACGCAGACTGAGGCTGGCCGGGCGATTGTCGCGGCTGCTTGGGAGGGCATACAGAAGGTTGTCGGCGGTGTCGTTGACTGGTTCACGAAGGACGCCCTGCCTGCGATGCGGTCGTTCTTCGGCGGGATCATGGGGTTCTTTGAGGATCTTGGTGATACTGCCGCGCCGGCGGTTGAGGGTGTCCGGTCGGGTGTTGGCGGGATGGTTTCATTCTTTGAGGGAACGGTTGCCCCGGCTGTGGATTCGGTGTTCAAGGGCATCGGGGATGTTTTCACTTGGCTGCACCGGAATGTTGTTCTGCCTGTTGCTGGCGGTATCCGTATCGCTGTTGATGGTTTGGTGGCGACGTTCCAGGGTATTTACACCTTTTTGAAGCCGACGTTCGATTCTATCGGCGTGGTGCTGAATGGTTTCTACCTCGGCGCCCGTGGTGTGTTCCAGCTTTTCGCATCGGTGATCACGTATTTGCTGATGCCTTTGGTTCGGGCGTTCTGGGATCGTGCGGTTGAGGCGTTTGAGGGTATCGGTTCCGCGATTAGTTTGTGGTGGGCTGCGATGTCGGCGTTGTTCGGCGTGGTGGTTACTTTCATCCGTACTCGCGTCGCTGCGGTTTTCACGTGGTTCTTGGTTGCTGTGATTCGTCCTGTTTGGAAGTCGATCTCGGACACGATTAGGCTTTCGTGGGCTGCGATTAGCGCCGTGTTCAATGTGGCGATTAAGTTCATCCGCACGAATGTTGCGAACGCTTTCACTTGGGTGCGCGACGTTATCGGCGGCGTGTTCGCTGCCATCGGGCTCCTTGTTGGGCGTTGGTGGAACGTAACGGCCAGGCCAGTATTTGATGCTGTTGCGGGGTTCGTTCGGAACGTTCTTGGGCCGGCGTTCACCTGGTTCTACAACAGTGTTGTTAAGCCGGTGTGGGATCGTATCGGCCTTGCTATCGGAACGGTGTGGAACTCGAAGGTCAAGCCGATCTTCGAAGCGCTCGGAAAGTTCGTGAACAAGACGATCCCGGCGGCGTTCGAGCTTGGTGTGCGGTTGGTTAAGAAGCACTGGGACAACCTTCAGAATATCGCTAAGGCCCCGGTTAAGTTCGTCGTGGACACGGTCATTAACGATGGCCTGATCAATGCGTTCAACACAATTGCCGGGTTCCTTCCGGGCATCGACAAGCTCCCTCGTGTGGCTCTCCCCCAAGGCTTTGCTGATGGTGGTTACACGGGTCCTGGTGGGAAGTATCAGCCGGCGGGCATCGTTCACGCTGGCGAGTATGTGTTCACTAAGGAGCAGACGCGTAAGGCGGGCGTCGGGAACCTTCGGGCTCTTGCGTCCAGCTTGACGGGTTATGCGAAGGGCGGTCTTGTTCACCCGCTGCCTAACTCGGTTGTGTCGTCTGGGTTCGGTCCTCGTGCTGGTGGGTTCCACAACGGTATCGACTTCGCGGCTCCTACTGGAACACCTGTGCGGGCTGCAGGTCCGGGCCGCGTGTCGCAGGCGTCCTATTCGCCGTTTGGTGGCGGTAACGAGATCCACATTGATCACCCGAATGGTTTGCAGACCTGGTATGCGCACCTGTCGTCGTTTGCTGTGCAGGCGGGGCAGATGGTGCGTGCGGGTAACAGGATCGGCGCGGTTGGTTCGACTGGTAATTCGACTGGCCCTCACCTGCACTACATGGTTTTGAATGGTGGCTGGCCGAACTACATCAACCCGTCGGGGTTCCTTGCTGGTGGCGGGGATATTCCTGCTGGCGGTACTGCGTGGAACCCGCTTGCTGGGATTGTTGACGGGCTTGTGTCGAAGTTCAAGGGCTCGTTTCCTGGCGGTGGGATTATCGCGGATATGGCTATCGGGGTTGGCAGGAAGATCCTTGATTCCACTACTAAGTGGGTGACGGAGAAGCTTGGTGGTCATTCTGAGGGTAATGCTCTCGGCGCCGCCACCTTGTATGACGGTGGTGGTTGGTTGGAGAACACTGGTGGGGCTCAGTTGGTGCAGCATAACAAGCGGAAACCCGACGCGGTGTTGTCCTCGAGCCAGTGGGACACGATGACCAGGATTGCTGATAACGCTAAGGGCGGGTTCAACAATTACGGCACGATCCATGTCCGTGATGAGGAAGAAGCGGCCCGGATTATTCTGACCCGGCAACGCGACGCGCAAGCAGCATACGGATTCTAAGCAGGCAAGGCCCCCGCAAATACTGCGGGGGCCTTTGTCTTGCCATTCTTTAAGGAGCCATTTTGGCGAGCATTGTTTATGGCACACCGTATTTGCCGCCTGCACCGTCGCCGCCTGCTTGGTCGCGGTTGCCGATGTCGTGGACGGCTAAGGGTGTGGAGTGGTCCTTGTCGAACCCTGAGTCTGGGCTGTTCTTGCTGCCTGGGGTTCGTGGTTTGGGGTCGGTGAAAACTGACCGGCATGTGACTCGTTCGCCTGGTGCTGCGGGTTCACGGTTCGAGGGCTTGAGTGTTCTTGATCGTGAGGTGTTTTGGCCGGTTCACATCTACCACGACAACAGCTCGGTTGATTGGATGCTCAGGGATCGTGCGTTCTGGCAGGGCATGGACCCGGCTGACACGGGGGTTTGGCGAGTGACGCACCCTGACGGTGCGCACCGCACACTGACGCTCCGGTTCGTTTCGGACGGCGACCACACCTCAAACGGCGACCCCGTGTATAGGGGTTGGGAGACGTACGGGATTCTCCTTGTGGCTGAGAAGCCGTATTGGGAGGGTGAGCCGGAGGTTAAGTCGTTCGCTGGGACTGCGGCGCCGGATCCGTTCTTTGAGCCTAATGGTCCGCAGATTGTGAACATCGCGCCGGGGTATTCGGTGTCGAACGCGGCGATGGATAACCCGGGCGACGTGGAATCCTACCCGCGCTGGTACATCGACGGTGACGCAACCTCAGCTTCGGTTGGTGTTGGTGACGTGGTCGTTGACGTGCCGTTCGCTGTGCCGTTCGGTAAGTGCCTGGTGATCGAGTCGGACCCGGAGAACATCGGCGCCACCCTGTACGACATCACCGTGGGTGGTATGGAGAAGAAACCCGCCGCCCGCATCTTCGGCACGGATCTGATCAACCCGGTTGATAAGACCGCTGACCTTGGCGAGGCGGACTTCGCACCGATCCCCGCCGGCTCGCAGGTTCCCCTGTCACTGACTCTAAACGGTGAGGGG